TACCAGCTCCAAAGGATGTAAGAAGTTTGTCTGAGTTCGTTATCTTGGTTTCCGTCAATGCGTCGATCGTTGAATCCTTCAGGAATTGGATTGCGCCGAACTTACCGGGAGTAGGACCAGAGGCTGAGTCAATAATGACCGAGCCAGCGGATGAGAACTCTAGAGCGTTATTTCGTGAACTTGCCATAGTCGTATTATATCAAATAGGTTAAGGTTATCGTGCCTGATTGTTTACGTAAGTACGGAATCTTTTGTTTACCGTGCTGTTATTCATTTGAATGTCTACCTTCTCCAGCTCAAGTGCCAGATAGTTGCCAGCTATTTGCTCCTCGGTAATAGCCTTACTAGTCTGACCATCCATACGGAGGAAGTCCGCATAAGAAGCGTGCGCAATGTAATGAAAGAATTCAGCCGGGACCTCCTCGGTGCTTGTCGTGTAAGCTGAGCTTGTGCTGAAAGCAGAGAATACTTTTTTGTAAGTAACGAACGCAGTGCCCTCAGTGGTTGCGCTCTGGTTAAGAATATGAGCACCGCTTGCGTCCACGTAGAAGTCGTACTCAACCGCTGAGTTATTTAAGAACGGTTGCTTCCGGTGAATGCGGATAAACTCCCCGATGTTATTTTTGGATGCCTCAGTAAAGGGAATTGTCTGAGCAGGTGAAGTACCTACGGTACGTTCCTCTCCTACTACAATGTAACGAATCCAAGATGGACTCGTCTGAAACGCCTCGAAGAAACGGCGATTGATGAAGTTAGCTACGTCGCTTTGCTCATCTGTACTAAAGGACCCAACCCCTGCAAGAGATTGGATCAGCTTAAATAAGTCACCGTAAGTACGAGTCTGCATTAAATTTTGTTGGGTGAAAGTTCAGGGAACTTATTGTTGTAATACTTAAGGAACTCCTTGGAGTGCACCTCTTCGTGCCCGTACTTGGATGTCAGCCGGAAGAACTCTCGTGCTGGCATAGTGGCAATAGGCTTACCGAATACCGGGTGCGTCTTTCCTCTTAGTTGATTAGCCTCTTTAATAGCCTGATTGACTCGTGCCTGCTCAGTGGCTCGTTCCCTCTTGAAGCCGTTCTTGATCTCGCGCATAAATGCGCGGTCAACCTCCCCGTCGGAGTACTTAGGCACGTCAGTAATTATATCCATAAAAAGAAAGGGAGGGGGTCATTTGACCCCCGTCCCTGAATTCAATTAGCTGTTGGAAACGATCTTACCGTGAGCACCGGGGTGATAGACACCGAGGGTCAGGGCGCAGTCAACGTATCCGCGCTCACCACCACCAAGGTTAGGCAGGCGAGTCGAACCCATTGGGATCAGCTCGTGTATACCGTAGTAGTCAGGGTTAATCAGGTAACCGGACATTCCAGCGATACCTCCGCTTTGGGTAGGCATACAGTCAGGGTTACCGTTCACGATCGAGATAACTCCGTGATCGCTCTGGTACAGGTCAACCGACAGCTTGATGCTACCGCTTTCGCCGTTGTAGTTCACATTACGAACGCTTGCGTCATTGGAGTCAGAGATACGAGCGAAGTCACTGATGTCACGGCGAAGAGCTGTGTCAGCGATCAGCATAAGGTTGTTGCTCGAACCAGTAACCTTGAACAACGATGTAATCATCGAGTTCAGTTCTGACTCAGCGAATGTACCCTCAGCTTGAGTAACGTCAGCAATCGAAGCAGTCGAAGTCTTGAATGCATTTGGGATGTCGCTAGAAGCACCAGCTCCACCTGCATTTGTGGAATCTTCGATCCACTTACCAAGACCACGAAGGAGGTAAGGATTTGTTCCGTCTTCTACGTCACGATCTGCCTCACCACAAAGTGTAGCCTCGATGTCGCGCTTCAGTTCGCGGATTGACTTAGCCTCAGCCTGAGCAATCTTAGCAGGACCTACGCTGTCAACAGCTTCCTGAAGGTCAGACACCTTGTACTGACGACGGAACTTTTGCACGTAGTTACCAAGACGAGCGCGGTTAGCGAACTTGTCAGAGGATGCTACGTCGAAATTAACGTCAGCACCCTCGTCGATACCTGCAGTAGCAGGAGTCGCAAGACTGTCTACGGTCCACTCAACGAATGTAGCGTTAGCTTTTTGCTTGTTAGCCGAAGAAAGAACAGGAGTCTCTTCGGGAGCGAGAATAGTCAATACGTCGGTAAGGTCCTCGCGATTAGAAGCCGCGGAGCCACCGAGTTTACTTGTTTCATAAGTATTAGAGAAATTAGCCATTGTAAATAAGTATTAAGATTTAGACATTTGTAGTTTACGCATTGCAGCGAAATCCTTAAGGTCGCCCGATTCTTTGTACCGAGCCTGAAGGTCCTTTAATGCCTTTGCTGTAGGATTAGAACGCTTGTCCGGACTAGAGCTGGAAGGGATTCCAGTCTTTGGAGGATTGATAGTTACGGACTTCTTAGTGCCCTCAACTGGCTTACGACCGTAGAGTGAATTAACTCCGTGCGCGAACCAGTAGTCTAACTGACCAGCAATGTCAGGAGCCTCTTTGCGTAGGACCTCTTTCAGTTTTAAAAACCGATCGTCACCTACGACGGACTCATACATTTTGCGGGTGTCGTTATCTTCACCCGTAAGCCAAGTAAGCTCCTGCTCTGCCTGCTTCTTGAAACCAACCTCAAGGTGCTTGCCATTTTCAATAGCCTGCACCTTTTTGAGTTGATCAGGGAGGAAGGTCTTCTGAGCCTTGCGAGCCTGCTGTAAAGCTTTACGGACATCGGACTTAGTAAGTTCCTTGCCATCGACCTCGGTTACGACGTCATCCGCTGCATAAGCATCGCTTTCAAATAAAACATCTTCAGCCCACTCTACAACTTGAGAAACCTCCGTCGCCTTCTCTTGTAATTCCTTGACGGAAACAAGATTGCTAAACGGATTATCTTTTACCTCCTGAGAGGCTTGAAGCGGGTCCTGCTTTTCTTTGAGCTTTTCCTCCAAGGCAGCTAGACGCTCCTCGGCAGCTTTACGCTTTGCGGTTAATTCTCCATAACGAGCGACAGCACGACTTCCCAATTTCTCGGAAAGTTCCTGTAACTCTTCCTCGGACATTGTGTCCAAGTTATACTGCGAAAGAACATCGTCGGATTGCTCTTGAGTAGCTTCTGGTTGTTCAACCTCTTGAGGTTGTTCTTCCGTCTGCTCCTCTACAGGTTCCTCGGTGACTTCATCAGGCTGAACCTCTTGAGGCTCCTCCTTCTGGGCGGTCATTTCCCCGAGACGCCTGTTGGCGAACTCTCCTACGGACATATTAGTTTTAGCCACTGAACTTTGGTCTGCCTCAGCGTTAGCAGTTAGGATTTCGTCTGACATATTAAGGCACTCATTTACGCCGAGCGATAGCGATGTAATTATGTTAGCACGAAGGGTTACCCCTTCTTAATAGCTTCTGCGTGTCTTTCGCGCATCATATCCCAATTAGCTATTTGGAGGATCTGATCGTAGGTAATAATCCTACCAGAAATCTGCTGAATGCTATCAGTGCTAGCCTCGTGCAGTTCCTCGATCGTCTCCTCCCTTAGATTATGAATTACGTTCATAAAGCGAGCAAAGTGCTCGTGATTATACAGAGTCTTAAGATCTTCTTCTAGTGCCATAATTATTGAGCTGCTTGCTTAATCAGGTTCACCGTGCGAGGTCCCCTGCTCTTTACTTGCTTGAACCAATCACTGTCCTTGGCTTCTGCCGCCGCAGTCTTGTAGTCATTGTTCCGAAGTGCTTCCTTCATCTTCTTGAACTTGTTCAGCTTAGTAAGTCCTAGATTAAAGGACATATCAACCAGAGCCATCTTGACTGACTCCGGACGCTTAGAGAAACCTTTGTCGAACTTCATCGCGTCCTTGTAAGCCTGAGTCAAACTATGATTGTACAGGACCCGGGTCTCGTTCTCTGTCAGTGCTCTCCCTTTGAACAGCTCATTGATGTTTACGTTGATCGACTTCAGGAACCTTTGGTTCGCCTTGTCCTCTAGGTTAAAGCCTATGCCTATACTCCGGTTACCCTTAGTGTCTTTGTACACCTGAGGTTTATTACCTTCGTTAAGGATCAGCATATCCTGATAAGCCTTAGCCCGCATCTCGTCAGCTCGGCGTTGAGCCTGCTGAGCTGTAGTTATGTTCTGAGCCATATTACAAGTCTTGGGTGCTGACTTGACCCATTGCGGCAGGAGCAGTACCAACGCGACCAATTTGAGCGTTCTGAGCTTGCTGCATCTGGAACGTGTACTGACCAGCGTACTTCTGCAGACGTGCTTGGAATGCTTCATCTTCCTGTAATTTCTGCTGAATATCTGGTTGGCTTACGTACTGCTGAATTGCCTGAAGAGCAATCTGAGCACCGGACGGACGTGCAGGCATTTCAATGCCGGCGTGAATCTTAGTCAGGTCGTCAGTTACTTCTTTAATAACTTGCTGCTGCGCGCTTTCAACTGGTTGAAGAATCGCGTCAGCCATAACTGGGTCAATCGAAGCAGCACCAATGTCAAGTAACGCGTCAACGTTAAGACGATTATTACGGTTGAGCTGATTGAGCGCAACAAATTGCTGAAGCTTTTTTTCGACAGTCTCAGGGTCAGTGTTCTGCGCGTCGAAGTTAATAAGGATGTCAAAGTTTTCATCAGGATTTCCTTTGGTCAAGATTTGCGGGTCAGGGATTCCTGTTACTCGGAAGAAGATCTCGTCAGGTCCGAACCTTTGGAAACAACGGAAAGCCATCCGGATTACCTCAGCCGTGTGCTGCAGGAACTTGTCTATGAAGAACTGCTTACGAACTTGGCTGATTTGACTCGTCTCGTCAAGACCACAAATGCGGTCAGCTTGAGCAAGCATAGTCTGCTCGATCTCGAGAGAGCCTTGATTGAATGCAGGGGTAGGCGCGAAGTCCAAGTCCCCCTTACGTCGGTAAGGAATCATACGACCGGGTCCCCAGTCAGCGGGTGCTTGACCCACTGGGTGCAGGATCGGAGGTACGGTTGAAATACTGTTGCGGTCAATGCGCGAGTCGCGCTCAAGCTTTACTGTATTCTGAATACCGCGAAGTACGTCAGGCAGAGTCATTGTGTCGTACAGACGCTTTGAGTCCTCGGACAGTCGCGTGACTACTACAGGGTAGTCCTCGTATCCATTTAGTAACTCGAACTTGGCGTATCCCGGTACTCCGCTGGCTTCGTCCCCGTCGAACTCCTTGTGAAATACGGTGCAATAAATACCCTCTGATCCGTCTTCTTCGTCAATGAGACGCTGGTATCCGTACACAATTTCAATAAGCTCCTCAGCCTCGTAGGATGCGTCATTCAGGAAGTTAGAACGACGACCCTCTCTCTCGCGTTCGATGGAGTCCACGTTGACGCCTCGGTACTTGTTAATAAGATGATCAACGAAGTCCGCGTCCCATCCATCGGTTGTCACCTTTTGTTGTAGCTCCTGAGCTGTGTAGTAAGTACGCCAGAAGCAGTAAGGTGCTCGCTGCGGGTCAGTTACATAAGGGGGGAAGAAGAAGTCCCCGTCAGGCGCAAGGGTCTTGACCTCCGGTGCATTTACCTGACGCTTCGAGAACGGTAACTCTGTCTCGCCCTTCTTGCGAAGTTCCTTAAGAGCTTTCTTTGCACGCTTCTCGGTAAGTCCAGTAAATACATTCTGGAGTAAAACAACTAACTCTGAGTCGTCATTACCGGACTCAACCGCGCGGTAAATGTCGGGTGACATCTGCGCGATTTGCTCCATAGTAATGATTTGTTTGAATGAGCGATCCTCCCGATGCCACCCGACGTAAGTAATTAAAATACCTCGTTCCAGTAAGTAGTTAGCTCCTAGTTCCATCTCGCGGAAGAAGCGAGGGATGTACCCGCTGGAGATCATCCACTTCATAAATCCGGACACTATCTTGCTGCGTGCAATGTCACCGGACTCAACGGGGAATGCTCGTACGTTTGCACGGCGCAGAGAGGTCATAAGCAATGAGACCAGTCGAGTAATGCGCTCGTCAATGCAATGGCACTCTGAGTCCGACGCCCCTTCCCAAGGGAATGCGTCAGCTCCGTGCTTACGGTGATCCCGGGACTTGCCTGCCCACCAGTTGCGGCGGTCGTCGTAGCTGGTACGGCATAAGTCGAAATAAGCTTCTAGCTCGACCATTGTCTGGTCGTACGCATAAGATAAGGCTTTAATGTCTGGCTTTGGTCCTACGTAGGTAAGACCCTCTGAAATGTTTTCACTTTGCATTTAGTCGATGTTTAATTGAGTCCATCATATTGAAGAAGTTACTCTTCGAGGTTCCGATTCTATCACACAGTTCCACGTTACTCATAGGTAACTCGGACTCGTGGCGAACATAGCGGCAGAGAAGCTCCCAAGATATTAACCTGTCTCGCTGCTCTTGCTCCCATTTAGGGCACATTGTTTCATCGCTTAATGTATCTGTAGCTGACTCCTCTTCCATCCTCGATAGCCTCGAACATAATTATCTTATTTATTAGCTTCCCCCTAAGACGCCTAGGTACTAGTACTGGTACTCGCTTGCCGATCTCCTTGGAGTAGACGAAGTTAAACTTCTTATTCGGGCACTCTGACAGTACTTCTCCTTTGTAGTTCTTCGGGATTATTTCATCGATGAACAGACCCTCGCGTACTACAGCTTGAGCCTCTTCATTCAGCCAAGTGCCTTTACCTTTACCGGTAATGCAATCCGCTGGTATTTTTTCTTTTACTATGCTTAGAGCTTCTTCAAATTCTACATTGTACTCTTCTGCTAGTTGAGTCAGTTTCTTCTTCATTAGTATCCTCCTGTTCCTCTTCGTGTAACGGACATATCTGAGTCCGCGAAATAGTCAGGACCCATTCCGGCGTTAGACATC